GTGAAGCTTTGGTGCTGACTGCTGAAGAGGTAAAGATTCTTTCTAAAGATATTGGCGACAAGGTCTTTATTCCTGTGCTTACTAATGAGCAGGTCGTGCAGTTGGTAAAAGAAGGAAAGCTAGGCCAGAAAATTAATAACACCAAAGATTAATAAGCTGTGAACCCGACACAGTCTTTTAAATGTGGGGTATATCACTTATTAGATAGTAATATTTATTGATGTTTTAGTGTGTAATGTGTAGATTGCCAATAGTTTTTATAGTAGATATTGGGATTATGCAATATGTCTAATATTGAGCAAGATACACGTTTTATTGTTAACAATAATTTGATTAACAAGGGCTGGATCTTGGACATTCAAGATCCAAACAAAAATGTCTTTTTTGAATCAGATATCTTAAGAATTGTTAATAATGAGTTTCTCAAGAAAAGTAAAAAAAGACCCGATTATGTTCTTTTCGATTCACAAAATAAGCGGCCAATCGGTGTAATTGAAACGAAATCAGGTGGAAAAAGCTTAACAAAAGCACTGGATCAGGCAACCGAATATGCTGAAATGCTTGATGCACCTTTGATATTTGCAATGAATAATGGTTTCTGCGAAACACGGCATTTGTATACCCAAAAACCATTATTTATTGATGAAAATGAGGTTAATGAATTAATAAGAGTAAATGAAGCTAAAGAGTTCATATTGCAGGAAACAAATGGTATTTATATTACACCTAAAGAAATTTTAGTCTCTCGCAAAGAGTTAATTAATGTTTTCAAGAAGTTAAATAACTCACTAAGAGGTGAAGGTTTAAGAGCTGGTATAGAAAGGCTTTCAGAATTTGCAAACATTCTTTTTTTAAAATTGTATACAGAGAATGCTAATACAGGTATTTGGAATTCTCTCAAAAGTCTCGATAATGATTTGCTAATTAATACAACTAATAACATACTACAAGATATTGATAGACAATATGGTGCTTCTGTTTTTACAAATTTACAGCTAACCAACCCTGTTGCTGTTAAAGAGATGATCAAAGAGTTGGATAAGTTAAAACTCTCATCAATAGATACCGATATTAAAGGAGATGCTTTTGAGTATTTCTTACAGCAAGCTACAGCAACTAATAATGACTTAGGAGAATATTTTACTCCACGTCACATAACTAAAACCATTGTTAACTTAGTCAACCCTAAATATGGTGAAAAGATCTATGACCCTTTTTGTGGGACAGGTGGTTTTTTAACAGAGGCATTTGATCATATAAAAGATAACACTTTAATTGCAAACAATAGTAGTGAAGAAATCAAGCTTAAACATAATACTATTTTTGGAAGAGAAATTACCTCAAATGCAAAACTCGCAAAAATGAATATGATTCTGCATGGGGATGGGCATAGTGGAATTTGCCAGATAGACACACTTCAAAACCCTATTGAATCTGAATATGATGTGGTTATAACCAACATGCCATTTTCTCAAAAAACTTCTTATTCTCACTTATATGAGAATAAGTTAGCTAAAAACGATGGTGATGGAGTATGTGTTCTACATTGCTTTAAAGCAACAAAAAAAGGAGGGCGAATGGCATTAGTAGTACCTGAAGGCTTTCTTTTTAAAGCCGCTTTAGCTCCAGTAAGGAAGTATTTATTTGAAAACGCCCAACTAAAAGCAGTAGTTTCACTTCCAAAAGAAGTTTTTCTGCCATATGCAAAAGTTAAAACCAATATACTCTACTTTACCAACTGTCATAATGGTAGAACAAATTCTGACGTTTTTTACTACAATGTGACAAATGATGGCCTAAGTTTAGATTCTTTCCGTAGAAAAATTGACGAAAATGATTTAAAAAATTTAGATTTTGCTGATTTAAATAAGAGCGACTTTGATAAATATTATAATGAATTAGGTTTCTTAAAAGTTAATCCAGAATTAATCAGAAGCAATGATTATATTTATAATTATGCTCACTATAGTAATTCACATATAAAATCAAAATTCCCAACTATAAAACTAAAAGAACTCCTATCCTTGTCTGGCAAAGTCAAAGTGGGAGAGGATACAAATATACCTATTATGAGTATCACTATGGAACATGGCTTAATTGATCAGCATGAGAAATTTAAAAAACGAGTCGCAAGTTCTGATATTTCTGGGTATAAAAAGGTTTTTAAAAATGAACTTGTAATGGGGTTCCCTATAGATGAAGGTGTTCTAGGATTTCAAAAATATTACGATGCTGCTGCCGTAAGCCCAGCATACAAAATCTTTAGATTAAAACGAGAAGTTAATGTAGAATATTTGGATTTGATTTTGAGATCTAATTCTCTAAGAAAAATATACAAAAGTAAAATGCAAGGCAGTGTAGAGAGACGACGCAGTATTCCTGATGAAATGTTTTTGAATATTGAGATCCCGAATCCTCCTGAAGAGGTTAAAGATCAAATAGTAAAACAACATAAACTAATAAAGGAAATTGAGAATAGTCTCAAGGAAAATCAAAAAAAATTGCGTCTAAAGACAGAAGCATTATGGGAACTTCCTCAAAATTACAACTAATCCCCCCTTCGAACCCACCACCACGGTGGGTTGGATGATGCTAATCTTAAGCTGAAATTAACTCTAACTTATAACCGGCGCACATCAAAAAGCGGACAAAAAGTTATTGATACAGTAGCTTCATCTATGAGACATAATGATGACTATGTTATTACTCTAGAAGATGGAACAAAGGTTACTGCTGATAATTTAAAAATGAGTGGAAAGATTTCCGTTGAAACGATTAATAATAAAGTTTATAACGATGGGCTTAAAGTTCAGTTGTATAATTGGATGACCACCAATATTAATTTTGGCGATTAAATATGGCTAAACGCTACTTACCGTTCTATAACAATGCTAGATTTATTGCGCTAGTGTTAGTAGCCTTTTTTGTCATTTTTTCAATATCTTTCAGATATTTGGATTTAAATATCAGTATTAGCTTAACCCAATTTTCGTTTGTTTTGCTTTTGCCCTTAAGTCAAATTTATTTAGCCTATAAGGGCATGCTAGATGCACTCAAACTTGATGGATTAAGTCAGTCTGAGAGAGACAGATTAACTTCAACAGTAGATATACGAAGTAAGTCGTCCTTATATGTAGCTATTCTTTTTATTGTTATTGTTTTTAGTATATTTGTCCTAAATTCAATAAATTTACTTACTGAAAAGCATTTGTTGGCTTTAATCCTATCAATCGGGCTTTCTTCAATTGTTAGCTTTTTTTTGGCTTGGAGTGATTTAAGAGAAATCTCAATGTTGGAAAAAACTCTTAAAGCACGTAAAGAATCAAGGGAAGCTAAGGCAAAGGTACTAAACAATAAATAAATTTTAACGATTTATTATCATCCAACCCACCCAGTGTGGGTTTTCTTTTGTCTATTAAAGCATAAAAAATCGGATTTTCTATAAAAATATCGGATTACCTATTGACTAATAATATCGGAAATGCGATATTTATCTCACAGACAACAAAAAAGCACACCCTACTTTCTTGGCTGACCTGATTACTCAAGCTAAAGATCACATTAACACCTTAACGCCTGCTTTAACTTGCTCTGTGCTGAACCGTAAAACTGTAAAACCCATCATTGCTGCGGAGTTGTATTTCTCCATATCCCCTATATAGCCTTTGCCCCTTGTATGACGGCCTCCACTCCAGATCCCGCCTTCTACCTCAATCAAAATCTTTTTACCCGTTATTAAAAAATCTGCTCTCCATTTACGATCAGGATGGAACTTATATTCCTGTTCAAAACCAATCTTGCATGCTCTTAAATGCGTTGCCAGAACCACTTCACCCACACTTGGTTGTCTGGCAACTTGCTTTGCTGAACGCCGCTTTTTATTTTTCTTTATCGGAAATAACTTTCGGTAATCAGCAAGGCTCATTGATGTCATTTAGGCTCACCACCATTGAGCACTTGCTCTAAAGCTTTAAAGGTTCGAATCATTGACATTTGTTGAAATTCATGATTGCCGCGCATGTCCCCTTCAACATACTGCAAAGCATATTGAGTCTCCTTTAATGCCGCATCCACCCGCTTTTGCAGCTCTGCTTTCTCATCTCTTAAACCAAGCAGTTTTTCAGCTTGTGTTTCAATCACTTCGTTTTGATAAACGAGCTTTTGACCTTGCTCTTTTATGTTGTCGTTAAGCATCTGATTTCTGCGTTGCAGCTCCTCCACTTTCGATTGCTGCGACTGCTGACCAGCTTCATATGCCGCTTCTATACCAAGTGAATATGGAATTACTCCTTTACTAGCGCACCACTCAATAAATGTCATTGGTTTATCCATCACACATCCTCCACTTTGCAATTCGGCGAAATGTGGTTTTCTGGTTTGTCTAGGGTTTCTAATTCCCTCGAATCCGAGGGTTTATCAATGCGGTGGCCTGCTGCTATTTCTTCAACTGGATACAAATCATTTTCAGCTAGGCCGCAACGGATGCAGCATTTACCTGTGCCATCCTGATTGTTTTGAGACCAGAAATGGTTTTGACATTCTTTAAACTCACTCATGACTGGCTCCTTTGTCCCACTGAACATCTTTAAGGCTTGGACGGAATACGACAACACAACAACCGAATGGTGCATTAGATGAAGAACCACCAAACTTTAGGCGTCCACGAATAAAATGAATTTCTCTTCCTAAGCAGTAATCTTGAAACCATCGGGCATCAGTTCTTACTGGAACGAGTGCAACTACCGTATGCCCTTTACTTGCTGTTTCCGCTGCCTTAGCAACCCAATCGATGATTTCTTTGCCGTAAGGTGGATTCATCCAGCATGTCCCAGTCCACTCTTGCTTTAGACCATCAATTTCAGGTGTAAAATAACGTTCACATTTAGCATTTTCAGGCAGAGCACAAACGTCTAAATCAAAGTTAAATACTCGATCCAATTTTTCGAAAAAATCTTGCGGCGTTGACCATACATCCGTTCTATTTTCAGCAAGACCAAACAGCTTGCTTTGCGCCATTGTGTTCATTCACCGCCTCCGTATATTGATTCGTGGTCTTTAATGCATTCCTTCAAATAACCCATGCCATTTTTAGTGCGTGATGTGAACTTTGCTTTCTCAATTCCACCAAACTGCTCAACGATGCGAAGGCTTTCTAAAAGGATTTTGAGATCATTGATTTGCACTGGTTCAAAACCACGCTTCTTAAACCATTCACCATTGTTGTCTGTTAGATTCCAAACTGGATGAAAACCATTGTGAAACTGAAACTCAGGCTTAGTGCGAAAGTAATAACCGTCTTGGAAGCTCTCAGCGTTGCTAGGCGCACCACCAACAACCTCTCTCGCCTTCTCTAAACCGTGGTCTTTGATGAATTGGGTGGCTTTCATTGGACTTCCTCCATATATGGCAAGTCAGAATCTAAGCACTCACACCAAATGCGATCTCTGAAGGTGAATTGATGCCATCCGTTCTTTGTGCCTATGTAAACAAGAACTTGTGGCTCATGTGACCACTTGTATTTATTACCAATTATTAGCTTCATCCCTTCACCCCGTCACGTTTGGTCACGTTCTTATTAGCTCTATGAAGGCAATTAGCCACTGCCCAAGCATCAAGACATGTATCGCCTTTGAACTCTTCATCCATCATCGACAGCCACTCTTCCTTAGCGCCTTTCCAGCCTTTGGTTTTAAGTCCTTGCCCTTTGTTCACATAGCAATCTGAGTAACCGTTAATGAACTCTGATAGCTTCATAGGTGTATCGATACGGAACCCACGCTCTACAATTCCTTCCTCACCTGAGTCCTTCTTGATCTTTGCGAAGAAAGTCACGCCATAAGTTTGATGATTTGGAATAGTCCCAAACTGTAGAGCTGTGAGTAATGAGCCTTGATAAATCTTCATAAGCACAGGCAAAGGCAGTTGACCACTTGTATCACCTGACTGCTTTTCGTATTGCTCTACGATTTCAACTGCATTGAATACATTCCAAGACAATTGGAAGTGTTGAGCTTTAGGAGCTTTGCGTTGTTTCTTCATGCTGCTAACTCCTTTTTGCGCTTATTAGCTTCTGCCATGCAGTGAACACACTTGTTGCAAGTGACATAGCGAGTTGTTGTTTTGCACTTCTCACACATACGGCCTTGATAATGAGATAGACCTTTTGCTAGTGCTTCATTACGAGTTTTTAAGATTGGATTAGCTTTTTGATGTTTTTCTATTTCCTTTCTGGCTTTCATCAGACGGGTGTACAAAGCTTTCGTGCAAGCACCAGTTCTGTTGATTCTCCAAAGCACTGATGGTGCTGTATCTGCCTTCTCTGCAAGCATGACTTGACGTCCAACTTCATCTGAAACCCATTCACAAAGTGCTTTAATTTCTTCAGCAGTTGCTTGAGCGCGTTTAGGGCCAGACTTAGCCGAAGGGCCTTTAACAGTTGACACACTCTTTAGCGCTACTTGAGGTTTATTCAAATACTCTTTAAGCGGATGATCTGTTCCATTCATCACAGCGAACTGAACAGCTTTGAGCACACACAATTCGTACTCTGGTCTGCCATTACGCTGAGCTACTACAGCCAATTGTTGCCTAATTTCTGAAAGCATCATGCTATTTCTCCAAATAGATCAGGCTGCATACGCTTTTCAGTACCTGCTTGATCAATACGTTCTTGAGCAATCTCGAAATACTTTTTCTCTTTCTCTATCCCAATGAAGTTGCGACCTGTATTCACACATGCAACACCCGTGGTACCGCTACCCATTGTGTTGTCGAGTACTGTTTCACCTTCGTTTGTGTATGTGCGAATCAAGTACTCACAAAGAGCAACTGGCTTCTGGGTCGGATGGAAATTAGCTTTTTGCTTATCACTACTGAATAACTGAACTGAACGTGGGTACCGCTCTGTTGAGTCGTAAGCCTTGATATTTACTTGCTTGCCGTAATGTTCTGATCCAATGTCTTTACGCTTGGCTGTCTTACGCTCATGACCAAAGGTTTTGATGGGGTTAAATGTTGGCTTAGCTTTGTAAAACACAAGGATGTTTTCATGTGCACGTAACGGCTGGAAATGTGCATTAAAGAATCCAGTAGCTGCAGGTTTCTCCCAAATCCACTCGTAGCGAAATAGATTTAGATTTGATGTCGCAAGTACTGCTGTAAATGGATGAGCTGCAAATAGAACAATTGCGCCATTCTCTTTAATAACTCTTTCGTATTGCTCCCAAAGAGGCTCAAAAGGAATTACTGAATCCCATGCACAGCAAGTGGTACCGTATGGCAAATCACAAAGAATCATGTCCACGGTACCTGACTCAATTTCTTTCATCTGCTCGAGACAATCGCCTAAGATCAAGGTGTGCTTCATGCCGCACCTCTCAACGCCATCGGCATTTTCAAGCCGTCAGCTTCTAGCATTTTTTTGAAGTCATCTTTCTGGTCAAAAGGATCTGGCCAATAGTCAGTGTCGGGTTTGAGTTCCCAAGGTTGAACTTCCTTGATTTCCTCAGCCATTTTGTTGACTGGCGCTTGGATCTTTAGTTTTTCGCGTAACTCCGCAATTGCTTTCTGTGCAATCGTTTTGTATCGCTCGTTATCTGCTTGCTGCTCTTCCTTGGTTTGCTTGTGCTCAAGTTGAAGCTGTGTTTCTTGAGTAGAAAGGAACCCTGCCACTTCGGCTTGTTTGATAGCTGTAATGCGTTGGTCTGGATCTACACCTAAGCTCACGTTGTAAACTGGTTTTAAGCCTTGATCTTTTGCCTCTGTCACTAAGCGCTCGTAGATAGACACAAAGATCTTCTTAGCTTCTGCCAATTGGAACTTGTCACCAGTAGCAACCAAGTCAGCACACTTCTCGAATGCTTTAGCTGCTTGCTCAGTCCACACCACAGTCATTTCACGACCTGTACCGTACTCAATTGAGTTCTTAGCAATTGCCCAAGCTTCATGAGCATCTAACCAATCTGATGCTTTAGGCTCACACCATGAGCGAAACTCTGGCACTGTTGGACAGAATGTTGATTTCATCATGCGATTCACACCGCGTTTGAAATCTTCAGTGGTTAAGCCTTGATAGCATTCAACCATTGCTGCTGCGATTTCTTGAGCATCAATCTCACCCCATTGATCTGCATACTTTTTCCCATAGAACGCTTTCATTTTATTGAGCAGACGAGCTGCATCTTGCAAAGTGAATTGATTCATTACTTGACCTCCAACAAGGTTTGGTCTGGGAATACATCAACCAGCTCGTTATTCGCTCCAATACCAAACTGAGCAAAGAAATCATCATGTTTCTTCATGGTTTGAGCTTGTTGGCTTGCTTTAGATTGGTATGTACTAGCTGACTGCTTTGGCGCGAATAAGCCTTGGTAGTTACCAGTGATTGAAGTTTTGAGAGATTGATTTGAACCTTCATAACCCCACTGAAGAAAATCTTTGTAGATTGTGTTAAGAGCGTTCTTGGTTAATTTAGATTTAGCTTGTTGAGAGCGATTAGCTACGTATTGTTCCCATAGCTCTAAATCACAAAGATTTGCAAAAGTGTTTTTAGTGAGCTTGATAACTTCATCAAAACTAAGTTTGCGTACTTTATCTTTACGCTCTTTTTCAGCTTTCGCCTTTTGTTCAGCTTCTAATTTTTGTTGTTCAAGAATGATCTGTTTTTGAGTTTCTTGATAAACATAAAAACTAGCTTCAAGTGGTTTGTTTGAGCGAAGCGAGTTAAATAAATTATCTATAATTAAATATCTATAAATAATATCTATTGTGTCTTTAGTTTCTAAAGTACCTTGCGCTTTAGTTTCTAAAGTGGTGCTATTTAGTTTCTGAAGTGCTTTAGTTTCTAAAGTGGTGCTATTTAGTTTCTGAAGTGCTTTAGTTTCTAAAGTGGTGCTATTTAGTTTCTGAAGTGCTTTAGTTTCTAAAGTGGTGCTATTTAGTTTCTGAAGTGCTTTAGTTTCTAAAGTGGTGCTATTTAGTTTCTGAAGTGCTTTAGTTTCTAAAGTGGTGCTATTTAGTTTCTGAAGTGCTTTAGTTTCTAAAGTGGTGCTATTTAGTTTCTGAAGTGCTTTAGTTTCTAAAGTGGTGCTATTTAGTTTCTGAAGTGCTTTAGTTTCTAAAGTGGTGCTATTTAGTTTCTGAAGTGCTTTAGTTTCTAAAGTGGTGCTATTTAGTTTCTGAAGTGCTTTAGTTTCTAAAGTGGTGCTATTTAGTTTCTGAAGTGCTTTAGTTTCTAAAGTGCTTTTATTACTAAAGTGCTCAACAAGCGAAATCTCATTTAATTTGTACTTGTTTCCTAGCTTTGGATTGGTTGCAACAATAGAGATAACACCGTACTCAATTAACTGCTTTAATCCTGCACGAACTGTAGCTGTGCTTAATTTACGCACATGCTCCTCAAGGCCTTCAATTTTTCTACCTTGCAACTGTGAGTAGCTAACAAAGTCAGATTCCTTGTTAAACCCGCTAATATATTCCTCTAGCTCGGCATAAACGTTACGAGCAGCATCACCAAGAAATGGCTTAACTTCATTCCGATAAAGCCGACTAGACATAACGTAGCCTTTGTCGAATTTATCAGACATGGCTGG